CGCCCGGCATCCCATGCAGGTGTATACGTCACCCTTAAGCTTTTTCATGATCTTCGCGCTGATATAATCCGGCACCATGCGTCTTGCCGTACACTTCGCGGCAAGCTGTGTCAGGTGCCAGTATGGCGCGTCCTCGGTCATGTTGTCCTCGTCCAAAACATAGATGAGTTTCGGAAATGCGGGAGAAACCCACACACCGACCTCGTTCTTGATGCCCTCGTACCGCTGTTTCAGCGTTTCGGCGATGTTCAGCGCCAGGTCGTCCCTGGTCTGCCCGGCCGGGACTTCATCCAGGTACATGAACACGGAGACGAAAGGCGTCTGGCCGTTGGTGGTCAGGAGCGTCTGGATCTGGTACTGGATGGTCTGGATGCCGCGCTGGACTTCCTTGCGCACACGCATCTCCGCCATGCGGGTGATCTCTTCCTCGGTCGCCTCTTTCCCAACCGCGGAAAACTCATTTCTGAGTTCCCGCCTGTATTTCTGCCTGCTCACATCCACAAAGGGAGCAAGGTGGGCGAGGGAAATCGTCTGTCCGCCGTAGGTGTTCGATGCCACCTGCGCAATGATCTGGGTAGCGATATTGCAGGCGGTCGAAAAGCTGTGCGGCTTCTCGATCAGCGTGTCCGTGATGACCGTCCCGTTCTGGAGCATGTCCTCCAGATTCACCAGCTCACAGTTGGAGATCGGCCCGCTGATATAGCCCATGTCGTGGATGTGGATGATGCCCTCGTCATGGGCCTTGATCACATCCTCCGGGAAGATGTATCTGCGGCAGATGTCCTCGGATACTTCGCTCGCCAGGTAATCCCGCATCGTGCTGTTGATGATCGGATCCTTATTGGCGTTCTCCTGCTTTGCCAGCTCGTTATCATGCCGGAGCAGGGAGAGGATTTTCCTGTCCGTGCTGTTCTGCTTTCGGAGCATTTCATGCCGCAGCCGGTACTCGCTGTAATGGAGGGCAAGCTTTGTGTGCCCGCATTCGGCAAGGCCGGAAATCACCATGTCCTGGATTTCTTCAACCTGAACGGCCCGCTCAAGGTGCCGACATTTGACTTCCAGATTCCCTACAAAGTGCTTCAGCTCGATATCTCCGATGCGATCTTCTTCGGCAACCTCGCTGTTTGCCGCCTCAATCGCCGCCCGGATTTTTTCTTTATCGAACGGAACTTCACGTCCGTCCCTTTTGATGATCTTCAACTTTTCTCCTCCGTTTCTGAGGCGTAGTATTCCTCCATCCGCTTCCGCGCCTCAGCAAGCAGTTCCTCGCAGCCCTTGTCCAGGTATTTCCGGCACTGCTCATCCAGGCGCTCATATATTGCGTTCTGCTCTTCTGTTGTCAGGTCAATGGTATAAAGTTCTTCATTGTCATCCGAATCGGAATTGACCACGATGAACTCAATACAGGTGTCCATGTGATTGTCGGCAAACCCGTTCAGGCCAACGTAGAAATCGTACCACCCGTCATTGTCACAGGTGTCGTCGGTGTACTCGTCCATGGGGTGCATCGGTCTCTTGCCCTGGTCCTTGCGGATGCGGTCGGCGATCTCGCTCAGGCCGTTGGTCGCCATGAGCTGGAAGCCTACGGTCGGAAACCGGCAGGGGTAATCGATGTAACACTGATCATCTCCGTACATGACCTCCGCGCCAAAGTCGATATAGACCTGCGCCTTCACAAAGCCTTCTGTCAGCGTCATAAGCGTCCTTTCTCCTTCTCCAGCAGTTCAATCTTCTTATCCAGATAGAACCGGGCCTTTTTCAGGTCCTCCAGTTCCTTAGAGGGATCCTTCTTTCCGGCGCGGCTGATGTATTTGCAAACCTGCCCGAGAAAGAAGTCCAGCTTCTTGGCGATAATAAAATCCAGTGTTTCTATCCCTCCGTCGCAGTAGTGTGCCGGATGCGATACCGGGTCGTTTTCCAACACGCTGTCGAGTTTTTCTTCAAGCGTCATTTTCGTTATCCTCCTCCATCAGGCAGTCGCCCGCATATGGACAATGCTCACAGTCACAGTGGCATTCCCCGTCAGACTCCGTGAGAGCCGTAATCCACAGCGCCGTTGCCGCTACCCCCAAAGCCATCACCAGCAGGTTCAGTATTGCCGTGACCATGTTTTCTCCTCTCCGCAGCCCTGCCCCGGTTGGAGCAGGCAACGCTGCAATATTTTCTCAGCTGCCCGTATTCCCGTGTGGCGATGAACTCCTTCCCGCACTGCGGGCAGATACATGTACGCGCCGTGTTTTTCCAGTTGGCGGGATTCGGATGCCTGTGGTTCCATGCCGTCCGGCATTTCTCCGAGCAGAACTTTTTCCTCCGACCTCTGGCGTTCTGCGAAAACAGGCCGCCGCAGTTGGGGCAGATATCCACGTACTCATCTTCACGAATCAGCTCTTCCATTCTGCCCTCCTTCCCGACAGGGTCCCTTTTCGGATTGCGTCGAATTGATTGTGTAACCAGCGGAAAATCTCGAAATATACCCGAAATTCGATGAGGTTTTTCCTGAAGCCGGGGAAGTTTTGTGCGCGTGTTCTTGTTCCGTTTTTGCCATCCGTAAAATGCGGAAACTGCTGAAAATGCCCATGTTTTAAGGCTTTCCCAGCAGTTTCCTTTGCGGTAATTGGTGTTTCGGATTGCGTCGGAACTGGCACAACAGGCCCCGGGCCCCCGCATTTTGCGAAAATCAACGCGAGAGGGGCCGACGGTCTTCTCCGGGGCGCCCAAAATAGATTCAGACCCGCCCCCCGGGGATGCCACATCCCACCACACACCGTTTTGCCAATTTTGGCGGAACGGAGGTCAGAATCGGTACTCCGGATCGTGATCTTCATTTCTGGTTTTGATACTGTGGTGACGATGGCACAAGGGCTGCCAGTTGCTTTGATCCCAGAAGAGGACGCTGTCTCCTCTGTGTGGGACGATATGGTCGACATCGGTCGCCTTGACGTACTTGCCTTCCTTCATGCACTCCACGCAGAGGGGATGCGCTTCAAGGTACCTCTTGCGCGCCTTCTGCCATGCCCTGCCGTAGCCTCTGCTGCCCGCGCTCCTTGCCTCCTCGGGGTGCAGCGCCCTGTGCGCCTCGCAGTACTTCTGTCCGTAAGGCACAAGGGCTGCGCACCCAGGATGGCGGCAGGGTACATTGGGACGCGACGGCATTACTGCTCCCAGGGAAGGTCTTCCTTCCCGAAGTGACCGTAGGCGCTGACCTTGTTGTAGTCCACAGTGAGCAGCCCCAGGCTGTCAATGATGCCCCTCGGCGTCAGGTCGTAGCTGTCACGGACGTACTGTTCCAGGAACTCCTTGTCCTGGTACTCCGTGCCGAAGGTCTCCACGTACACGGACACGGGCTGCGCCACACCAATGGCGTAGGCGATCTGGACTTCACACCGTTCCGCATAACCGGCCCTTACGATATCCCTCGCAATTTTCCGGGCCATATACGCTCCACTCCGGTCCACCTTGCTGGGGTCTTTCCCGCTCATGGCTCCGCCGCCGATCCTGCCCACACCGCCGTAGGTGTCGCAGGCGAGCTTGCGCCCGGTCACACCGCAGTCCGCATACGGACCGCCGATCACGAAACGCCCGGTCGGATTCACCAGTTTTTCAAAATCGTTGTTCAGCCCGTTCTCACTTGCGGCGATAATCATGAGGGCTTCGATGATATGCCGGAAATCGCCGGGTTCCACATCCGGGGAATGCTGTACAGAGCAAAGAAACGTGGTAATCTTCCCGCTGTCGTAATCGAAGGAGACCTGCGCCTTCGCGTCCGCCCGGAACATCTTTGACGGATGCTCTTTCAGGAGGCGGAGAAAACGGGTCGCTACGACATAGGGGATCGGCAGCAGCTCCAGGGTCTCATTGGTGGCATAGCCGTACATCATGCCCTGGTCTCCCGCCCCGCCCTTGTCGACGCCAAGCGCGATATCCGGGCTCTGCTCCTTTACCAGGATGCCGATTTCAGGCCCGGCAAACAGGGCCGGATCGCCGTAGCTCAGTTTTTCCCAGCCGATTTTGTCCAGAACCCCATATACCAAAGCTCTGTAATCCGGCTTGTGGGTGGAGGTCAGCTCCCCGGCGATTATGATGTGGTTGTCCTTCAGCAGGCACTCGATAGCGACCCTGCTGTTCCTGTCATGCCGCAGGCAGTCCGTAACAATGGCGTCCGCAATCTGATCGGCCAGTTTGTCCGGATGCCCTTCGGATACCTGCTCGCAGGTGATAATTCTCATTTCTTTTTCCTTTCCGCCGCATTCCGCAGCTCTTCTTTTACCATCTGCCAGACGGAGATGGGTTTATGCGTCCACGCTATGGAGATAATCATCAGGAGGAAAAATCCAACTGCGCTAAGGAGTAACAGCACCACAATCCAGATCATCGGTCATCCCCACCTGTTCCCGGACGGCTTTTTCGATTTTCTCAATGGTCTCCCTGTCGGTCAGGGCGTCGATCCTCCGGTCGAGATACTTCTTGTCGAGCGGCATGATCTGCTCCGCCAGCGCCATGGACTGCGATCCGTCCTTCATCGTCACAATGACGTGCGTCGGCTGCGACAGGTGTTTGAACTGGCTGGTCATCGGTATGACCGTCACCACGAAGCTCCGCTCATTGCAGACATCGTTGCTGATGACCAGTACCGGCCTTGCACCGCCCTGCACAGAAGTCCTTCTGTCCATGGGCAGCCTCGCGTACCAGATGTCCATCCTTCTCGGTTTCATTATTTCCGCCATCCTCGGCAACCTCCTGATATGTTCCTTCTTCCTTCGGTTTTTTCTGCCCATCGCATCACCTCCCGAGGGCATAGGAAAAGCCCCACAGGAATCACTCCTGCAGGGCTCCGCGGCTTTTCACGCTATCACTATAACAGAAACTTCAATGGAATGCGTCCACGAAATTACTCATTTACGCCTTCCCGTAGAGCAGCATCGTCAGGTGGTCCAGGGCGCGGTTTTTCCGGTTATAGGCGCTGCTGCGCTCAATGCCGAAGTGGTCGGCGATCCGCATGGCGGGGCCTTCGCATTCCTCACCGTCCATGTAGAAAACGGAAAGGACGAACCGCTCATCCTCCGTCATCTGGTTCCACGCAGGCTTGAACCAGTTCATGTATTCCACGGCCTGACGATAGCGTTCCTTTATCGTGTCGATTTCCTCGATCCCCTGCAGGATTCTCTCCTCGCCTGCCTGCGGATTATGGGCGTGCGGCATGCCGTCAAGATTGGGGCTGCCGACGCCGGCCATCTTATCCCGTACCTTCTGAATGTCCTCATCGCTGTGTTTGATGATGAAATCCATGCTGTCAAACGCCTCCATCGCGCTGATGGCCGCCTTCCGTTTATCTAAAAAGCTCCAGCTGATATGCATGGCAAATCCTCCCGTTATTGTTTTTTCCCCTCGGATTTGCTTTTCTTGTCATCCATTTCCGCAACCATCTCCTTCAGCTTCCGGATGAGGTAGGAAGGGTCGAGATTGGTCAGCACCTCAAACCATTCCGAATAGAAGAACTTCTCCTGGTGCCGGACTTCCTCCTGTGCCAATCTGCTGTCCGGATGCTTTTTCAGATGGATCAGCGCCCATTTGTAATCCTGCACAGCGGATTCAATAATCGCATTGGCGAGATTCTCATAGGCTTCCTTCTGACCGACAATCTTCATCTCCCACCTCCAACCGCCCACTTGACCGCGTTCATCAGGGCATCCTGCGTGACTTCCTTGTTTTCCAGGGCGCGGAGAATCCGCTCATCCACGGTTCCCTTTGTGATGATGTGCTGGATCACGACGGTTTTCGATACCTGCCCCTGCCGCCAGAGCCGGGCGTTCGTCTGGATGTAAAGTTCCAGCGACCAGGTCAGCCCGAACCAGATGATGGTGTTTCCTCCGCTCTGCAAGTTCAGGCCATGGCCCGCTGACGCAGGATGAATCAGCCCTACCGGGATCATCTTTGCGTTCCACCTCCGGATGCTGTCCTCGGTATCGATCTTTGCGTATTTGATCCCCAGAGACCGCAGTCTTTCGGTGATCCTGTCGTAGTCATGCTTGAACCAGTAGGCAACAAGGACCGGCTTTTCCTGCTGCGCCTCCAGGATGTCCTCCAGGGCGTCCAGTTTCCTGTCATGGATGCGGATTGCCTTCCCATCATCCCCATAAACGGCGCCGTTCGCCATCTGAGAAAGTTTCCCGGACAATGCGGCGGCGTTGCCCGCGGTAACCTCTCCATCGGGAAGGCCAAGGACAAGGTCCTTTCTCAGCGTGTCGTAGACTGCTTTTTCCTCCCTGGACATTCTTACCTCGTATGGCACGGAAATCATCTCCGGCATACGCAGGACATCCGTGCAGCGGATGGAGACGGTCATGTCGGCTATGCGTTTATAGATTCGCTCCTCCGCTCCCGGCAGGGGCTTGTAGGTATACACAATCACGCCGTTAGTTTTATCGGGGCGGAAGTATTGCTGCCTGTAGCTGCCGATGAATTTACCCAGACGTTCTCCCAGATCCAGCAGACGGTACTCCGCCCATAGGTCCATAAGGCCGTTGCTGGACGGAGTACCCGTCAGGCCGACAATACGCCGTACTTTCGGGCGCACCTTCAGCAGAGCCTTAAACCGCTTCGCTTGTGGGTTCTTAAAACTGCTCAATTCATCCAGCACCAGCATGTCCCACTTCCAGACAGAGGCGTAATTGGTTACAAGCCATGGAACCACATCCCTGTTGATGATGTAGATGTCAGCATCAGCCCCAAGAGCATATCTTCTCTGGCTTTCCGTGCCGATGGCGATACTGTACCGAAGCCCCCGGAGGTGAGACCATTTGCTTATCTCCTCCGCCCAGACCGCTGCTACGCGGATGGGGCATATCACGAGAACTTTGCTCACATCAAACCTGTCCCGAAGGAGTTCATCTATCGCTGTTAAGGTAATAACCGTCTTCCCGCATCCACAGTCCAACAATATCGCGCTGGCATCGTGAGCGACGATGAAATCAGCAGCATACCTCTGGTAGCTGTGAAGCTGCTCAGGAGTCAGCATCCGCACCACCTCCAAACTGCACAGCCCCTTCCAGGCTGTCGATAATAACTGCTGTAAACCCCAGTTCCCGCAGCTGTGCCGCCCGTCTCTCCTGAAGGGGACGTGGTTTCCCTCCCGGCTTTTTCAGTTCAGCGAACAGGATTCTTCCTCCCGGCCACAGGCATATCCGATCGGGAGCTCC